ACCTTTCATTTTTCAGAACATTCAGGGGAATTTGCAATACAATACAAATCCCCTGATTTGTCTAAATTGATACAAAACAATAAAAGACTACAAGAGGAAGATCATCACATAAGAGATGACTTTCGTTTATGTGCTAGAATACCAGTAATGGTTGCACAAGAATGGAAGATTAAATTTGGAATTGATATAAACAAAAAACAAGATATGAAAGCTGTTAAGAGATTACTTAACAGTCCTGATTATAAATATTTAAAGACAACTAGTAGAGTAATATAATGGCAATATCAACATACGCAGAACTTAAAACATCTATAGCAAATTGGTTAGATAGAAGTGATTTAACTGATGTTATTCCTGATTTTATTGCTTTAGCTGAAACAAGGCATAAAAGAGATTTTAAAATTAGAAGAATGGAAACTAGAGTAACAACTAACACTATAGCTGATACTGAGTATTATACTTTACCTGATGACTATATTGCTATGCGTAATATAAAACTTAATACAGATCCTAAAACTCCTTTAGAGTTTTTAACACCTGAAATAATGGACAGATTACAAGCAGGAAGCAGTGTAGGTTGCCCAAAATCTTATTCAATTAAAGGCAACGATATACAAATAAGACCTATACCTGATGGAGTTTATGAAATAGAAATAGCTTATTACAAAACATTTGCTCCTTTATCAGACTCTAATACTACAAACGATATGCTTACCCATCACCCTGATGTTTACTTATATGGTGCGTTGGTTGAAGCAGAACCTTATCTGCAAAATGACAAAAGAATACAAGTTTGGTCTGGGTTTTATGACAGAGCCAAAGAAGATATTATAAAATCAAACGAGAGAGATAGACACTCAGGCACAACACCTGTAACAAGAATTGACTACGGATTATATTAATGACTACATGGACTATAGTTTCTACAGATTCTACAACATGGAGTGTTATACAAAATACATCTGAAGGATATTTTGAAACAGAAGATAACTTAAATGTATTGGGAACAGAAGACGGATTAATATTACAACAAGAAGGGGGAGTTGTTATAGCTCCTGATGACTGGCAAGATGTTCCAGCTACATCAATTACAACATGGACTGAACAATAAATGGCAACACAAAAGTTTACAGATTTAACAGCAACAACAACTCCTAATACAGAATCTGTATTTGCTATCGCTTATTCAGGATCTAACTTTAAATTAACGATTACAGATTTAGCAGCTAATTTACCAGCAGTTACAGCAACAAGTTTAACGTCTTCAGGTACATTAACTACATCAAGCAATGCTACTATAGGTGGTGATCTAACCATATCAGGCGATGATCTGTTTATGGCTACTAATACTAGTGGTGCAGCTTTAATAGCCGATGGAACGAATTTTAACCCTGTAGTTATATCAGGCGATATATCTATAGGCACAACAGGTACAGCAGCGATTGGTACAGGCGTTATTGTTAACGCTGATGTCAATGCAAGTGCAGCTTTAGCTTTTTCTAAGATGGAAAATCTAACAGCATCAAGAGCATTAGTATCAGATGGTAGTGGAGATGTATCGGTATCAGCAGTAACATCTACTGAAGTAGGTTACTTAGATGGTGTAACATCAGCAATACAAACACAATTAGATAGTAAAGCATCTTCAAGTTATGTACCTACTGCAATTACTGTTGCAGATGAATCCTTAGACACTACTTGTTTTCCCTTGTTTACAACAGCAGCGACTGGGGATCTAGGTCCAAAGACAGCATCAGGATTAACTTTTAACTCAAGCACAGATGTATTGTCAGGTACTTTTGCAGGAAACATTACAGGCAATGTAACAGGAAATGTAAGTGGTACATCAGGATCAACCACAGGAAATGCAGCAACTGCAACAGCATTAGAAACTGCAAGAAATATTGGTGGTGTATCTTTTGATGGCACAGCGAACATTGATTTACCTGGTGTAAACTTAGCAGGTAATCAGAATACAAGTGGAACAGCAGCAGGTCTTTCTGCAACCCTAGCTGTAGGAAGTGGTGGTACAGGTGCAACAAGTTTAACTGCAAATGGAATTTTAGTAGGTAATGGCTCATCAGCAGTAAGTGCTGTTGATATGTCTACTAAAGGACATTTGATTGCAGGTGATGGAAGTGGTAACCCATCAGCATTATCTATAGGAACTAATACTCATGTATTAACAGCAGATAGCTTAGAAGCTACAGGTATGAAATGGGCAGCAGTATCTGTTCCAACTCCTACAGAAATTACAGTTGCAGATGAATCAACCGATACTTCATGTTTTCCATTATTCGTAACAGCAGCTACAGGTAATCTAGGCCCTAAAACTGCAAGTGGTTTAACTTTTAACTCTAATACAGATGTTTTATCAGGAACATTTGCGGGAAATATAACTGGAAATGTAACAGGAAATACATCAGGTAGTTCAGGTTCATGTACTGGAAATGCAGCTACAGCTACTGCATTAGAGACTGCACGAAACATAGGTGGTGTTAGTTTTGACGGAACTGGCAATATAGATTTACCAGGAGTTAATAGTGCTGGAAACCAAAATACATCAGGTACTGCTGCTGGATTGTCAGCAACTCTTGCAGTAGGTAGTGGTGGCACAGGAGCTACTTCACTTACAGCAAATGGTGTATTGATCGGTAATGGTACTAGTGCTATTTCAGCAGTAGATTTATCAACTAAAGGTAGTATTTTAGTTGGCGATGGTTCAGGAAATCCACAAACTCTCGCTGTTGGAAGCAACGACCAAGTGCTTACTGCTGATAGTTCTACAGCTACAGGATTAAAATTTGCAACACCTGGTGGTGGTGGTGGACTAACAGTTGTAAGTGCAGTCAATGAATATAATGCTAGTGGTACTACAACATCTTATTCATTTACTGGGTTTGATTCTACATACGATAATTATTATGTAATTATTCATGGTATTACACAGCAGGGACAAGGAGATTTACAAATGAGATTTTTAGATGATGGCTCTGCAATTACAGCATCAAATTACAGACAATCAACTTTAGGTATAACACATAACTTATCAGAAAAAAGAATTACTACAGACGCAGCAGATAAATTTACACTTGTTGAACAGCAAAATAATGGAGAAAAAGACCCTATGAATGGTTGGTTGTATTTTAACAATGGTAGAGGTGGTCGTTGGGATTCTGACTCTAATGATTCTGAAGGACAAGTATCACCATCAGTCATATATATGGTCGGTGGAGAAGGCAGTAATGGTTCATCAAGAATTGCTATAGGTCATGGATATATTAATGATACACAAGCAAATACTTGTAATGGTTTTCAGTTAATATTTGCTGGTGGAGATGGAGCTTTTAAAGTTAACTTAACAGTTTATGGAGTAAAAAGAGCATAATGGTAGCAATAGTAGATAACAAAGGCACTCTTACAACTAGAGATGAAGATGCTAAAACTTTATCTGATATACAATCAACTCAACAATGGTATATAGATAATGCTTATGTACTTGCTAGAACTAAAGGCACGGGTACAGGTGATTATTACAAGGATATAACAGAACAACTCGATATGCTTTATAAAGATATAGATGCTGGTAAATTAGGAGATACTGCTAAAACAGGCTTGTGGTATACACATATTAAATCAGTTAAAGATAACAACCCCAAAGGCTAGGAGAAATTAAATGGGATTAGAAACAGGAACATATATATCGGACTTAAATAGCTCAAACCCAGTAGCTGGTGACCCAGTTAATGAAGGTGATGACCATATAAGATTGGTAAAATCAACAGTCAAGGCAACCTTTCCAAGTATTACTGGAGCAGTTACTTCAACGCACACAGAACTAAACTTACTAGATGGTGTTACAGCAAATACAACAGAATTAAATTATTTAGATATCACGACACTTGGGACAGCAGAAGCATCTAAAGCAGTAACAGTCGATGCTAGTAAAGATTCAACAGGTATTAGAAATTTAACTATATCAGGTACTTTGACTATAGGATCTAACACAGCAACAACTCTACAAGCTGTATATCCAGTAGGTTCTATTTACATAAATGCAGCAGTATCTACTAATCCAGGTACGCTATTAGGTTTTGGTACTTGGGCAGCTTTTGGAGCTGGTCGAGTTATAGTAGGTTTAAACGCAGCAGACAGTGATTTTGATACAGCACAAGAAACTGGTGGTACTAAAACGCATACATTAACTGTAGATGAAATACCATCACATACTCATACTTCTACTTTAAGAGGTAATGGTGAAGATGAAAACCAAAACATACCATCAGCATCTGATAATACAGATCCTTCATTAACAATGACAACAGATGCTACAGGTGGTGGACAAGCACATAACAACTTGCAACCTTATATCGTTGCATACATGTGGCGTAGAACTGCGTAATGGCAACCTTTCAAGTATTAAATCCGAAAGGAATGATTAAAGATACTAATGATACTGTATTGCCTAATGAGTATTTCTCACATACACAAAATGCTAGATTTGAAGATAACGCAGCTAAGAAAATATTAGGTCAAGATCAAGTGTTTGGAACACCCACTGTAGCACCTTATTTTGCTTTAAATTGGTCTACAGGTGCTAATAACTATTGGTTTTATGCTGGGTCAGCTAAAATTTATAGATACAATGGTTCTAGTCATGAAGATTTTACAAGAGTATCAGGTGGAGATTATTCTACTAACTTAACTGCTTCAGGCAACTGGACTGGTTCTGTATTTAATGGACTAGCTATTTTAAACAATGGAGTAGATGATCCACAATGTTTAGCTACAACAGGTGCTAGTAAGTTTACTGATTTAACTAATTGGCCAGAAAATACAACTTGCAAAGTAATAAGACCTTTTGGTAATTACTTAATAGCTTTAAATATGACTGAATCTTCTGTTAATTATCCTAACAAGGTTAGATGGGGAGATGCAGCAGAAAACCTTACACTACCTAGTTCTTGGACAGCATCTAGTACAAACGATGCAGGTTCAGCAACAGTAGGTGATGCAGGTGAATTTATTGTAGATGGATTTCCCCTTAAACAATCTTTTATAATATACAAGGAAAACACTACATACATTATGACTTTTACAGGTGGTAATTTAGTATTTGATATTAAAAAGCTATTTGATGACTCAGGCGTTTTATCAAGAAATTGTGTAGCAGAATTTAATGGTAAACACTTTGTAGTAACTAATGGTGATCTTATTGTTCATAATGGTGTATCTAAAGAATCTGTTGCTAGTACAGTTGTTAAAAGAACTTTATTTGAAGAAATAGATAGTACTAATTATGCAAACATATTTGTAACACATAATAAACAAAAGAATGAAATATGGGTATCTTACCCAACAGTAGGCTCTACTTATTGCAACAAAGCCTTAATATGGAACTACAATA